AACAAGCAAGGAGAGCCGACATGGCGGCACAGAACGGCAAGGACCTGCTGTTGAAGATCGACGTGACCGGAGCCGGGGACTTCGAGACGGTCGCGGGCCTGCGCGCCACGCGCCTGAGCTTCAATGCCGGGTCGGTGGACATCACAAGTGTCGAGAGCGCCGGCGGATGGCGTGAGCTTCTGGGCGGCGCGGGCGTGCGGTCGGCCACGGTCGCCGGGTCGGGTGTGTTCCGCGATGACGCGACCGATGCCCGCGCCCGGCAGATCTTCTTCGACGGCGGCACTCCGGCCTGGCAGGTGATCGTGCCCGATTTTGGGGTCGTCGAGGGCCGGTTCCTGCTGACCGGGCTCGAATATGCGGGCAGTTTCAACGGCGAGGCGACGTACGAGCTGTCGCTTGCGTCGGCGGGCGAACTGACGTTCACGGCGCTCTAGCCCATGGAGAACCCCTGGGCGGGCGAGGTGTCGCTGGTGATCGACGGCGAAGCTCGGGTGCTGAAGCTGACGCTGGGTGCCTTGGCGGAACTCGAGGCGGGAATGGGCGCCGATACCGTCGTCGCGCTGGCGGAGCGGTTCGAGTCCCGACGGTTTTCCACGCGCGACGTGCTGGCGCTGATCGTGGCGGGGCTGCGTGGCGGCGGATGGCGCGGGTCGGCGAGCGACCTGCTGAGCGCCGAGATCGCGGGCGGTCCCCTGGTCGCCGCGCGAGCAGCGGCGCTGCTGCTCGCGCGCGCATTCCATGTGCCGACGGGTGGCGCATGAGCGGCGGGCTGGACTGGCCGGGCCTGATGCGGGTCGGGATCGTCGGCCTGCGGCTGCGTCCGGCGGAGTTCTGGGCGCTGACGCCGGGGGAACTGGCCCTGATGCTCGGGATCAATCCGGGTGGTGCGCGCGGCCTGACGCGGTCGCGGCTGGAGGATCTGGTGCGGGCGTTCCCCGACCTGACACGGGAGACGACAGATGCAGGACGGTGAAAGCCTGGACGGGTTCGAGGACCAGGTGGCGGCGCTGGAGCGTTCGCTGGGGGGCGCCAGCGCCATGGCAGCGGCCTTTGACGGCGAGTTGTCGCGGATGCAGGCGACTTTTGCCGGGACGGGGCGCGAGGTTGCGAGCATGTCGTCGTCGATCAGCCGCGGCTTGCGGGGTGCGTTCGAGGGCGTCGTGTTCGACGGAATGAAGCTGTCCGATGCCCTGCGTGGCGTCGCGCAGTCGATGTCCGAGGCTGCCTACAACGCGGCGGTCCGGCCGGTGTTCAATCACTTCGGCGGGATCCTGGCCGGCGGGATCGAGGGTTTGGTGCAGGGTGCGATGGGCTTTGCCGACGGCGGCGCCTTCGCACAGGGCCGTGTCATGCCGTTCGCCAGGGGCGGGATCGTGACGGCGCCGACCACGTTCCCGATGCGGGGGGCGACCGGGCTGATGGGCGAGGCCGGTCCGGAAGCGATCCTGCCTCTGGCGCGCGGGGCCGACGGGTCGCTCGGCGTGCGGGCGCCGGGCGGCGGTGCGCGCCCGGTGTCGGTGGTGATGAACATATCGACCCCTGATGTGCAGGGGTTCCAGCGGTCGCAGTCGCAGATTGCGGCGGAGGTCAACCGCGCCTTGTCCCGCGGTCAGCGCAATCGGTGAGGTGATCCATGGCGTTCCATGAAGTACGGTTCCCTGCCAGCCAGAGCTTGGGGTCGGTCGGCGGGCCCGAGCGGCGCACAGAGATCGTGACGCTCGCCAACGGGTTCGAGGAGAGGAACACGCCCTGGGCGCAGTCGCGGCGCCGGTACGACGCCGGGCTGGGGATGCGCTCGCTCGACGACCTGGAGGTGTTGATCGCCTTCTTCGAAGCGCGGCGCGGTCAGATGCACGGTTTCCGGTGGAAAGACTGGACCGACTACCGATCCTGTCCTGCGTCGCGCGAGCCCTCGGCCCTGGATCAGGTGATCGGGACGGGCGACGGCGCGACCACGGCGTTCCAACTTGTGAAGACCTATCGCTCGGACGTGCACACCTATGTGCGCACGATCGTCAAGCCAGTCGACGGAACGGTGCTGGTTGCGGTTGCGGGCGTGCCGCTGGTGAACGGCGACGGGTTCACGGTGGACGTGACCACGGGGGTCGTATCCTTGGAGGTCGCCCCGGTCATCGGAGCGCAGGTGACGGCGGGATTCGTGTTCGATGTGCCGGTCCGCTTCGATACCGACCGTCTGGCGCTGTCGATGTCCAGTTTCCAGGCCGGCGATGTGCCGAGCGTCCCGGTCGTCGAGGTGCGCACATGAGCGGCGATCCGGCAGCGCTCGAGGCGCATCTGGCGTCAGGCGACACAACCGTGTGCCGGTGCTGGCAGGTGACCCGTCGTGACGGTCAGGTCTTCGGGTTCACTGATCACGACATCGACCTACTGTTTGACGGTGTGACGTTCCGCGCCAACAGCGGTCTGAGCGGGCGCGCTGTCCAGCGCAGCACGGGCCTTTCGGTGGACAATTCGGCGGCGCTCGGGACCCTGAGCGACCAGTCGATCACTGCCGAGGATATCGAGGCCGGACGGTTCGACAACGCAGCTGTCACGATGTGGCGCGTCAACTGGAGCGCACCGGACATGCGGCGGATCGAGTTCGTCGGCTCGATCGGCGAAATCACCCGCTCGGGCAGCGAGTTCGAGGCAGAACTGCGCGGGCTGTCGCAGGATCTGAACCGCGCGGAGGGGCGCGTCTTCCAGAGCCAGTGCTCGGCCACGCTGGGCGACGCGCGGTGCGGGATCGACCTGTCGCGCCCCGAGTATCGCCTGGAGTCCTCGGTTCTGGCGGACGTTACCGGGTCCGAAGTCGTGCTGGCGGCCGCGCCCTCCTATCCGGATCAATGGTTCTCCGGCGGCCGCATCGAGGTCCTGACCGGTGCCGCCGCCGGGCTGGCGGGATATGTCAAGCAGGACCGGACCGACACGACCGGTCGACGGATCGTCCTGTGGGAGAGCCTGCGGAAGGCCGTGCGGGCAGGTGACGCTGTTCGAGTCGTGGCCGGCTGCAATAGGTCCGCCAGCGCCTGCCGCAACAAGTTCTCGAACTTCCTGAACTTCCGCGGGTTTCCGCATGTGCCGGGCGAGGATTGGCTGACCAGCTATCCCTCCCGCGCCCTGCGGCGCGACGGCGGGAGCCGCGGATCGTGAGCGCGCAGGGCGATGTCGTCGTGTCGATCGCGCGGACATGGATCGGAACACCCTATGTCCATCAGGCGTCGCTGCGGGGGGCGGGGTGCGATTGTCTGGGACTGGTACGCGGTGTCTTCCGCGAACTGGTCGGCATCGAACCCGAACGTGTGCCCCCCTACACGCCCGACTGGTCCGAAGCCGGCGGAGAGGAAACCCTTTGGCAGGCCGCACGGCGGCACCTGCGCGAGCTGACGCATGTCCAGCCTGTCCAGGGTCATGTCGTGCTGATGCGGATGCGGGACGGGATAGTCGCCAAACACGTCGGCATCATCGGGTCGCTCCAGGGCACGCACACCCTGATCCATGCGTATTCCGGTCGCGGGGTTGTCGAAACCCCGCTGTCCGAACCTTGGCGGCGACGCATCGTCGCCGTCTTTGCCTATCCCGGGGAGTGACGGCACATGGCGACCATAGTCCTTTCCGCCGTCGGAGCCGCCGTCGGTTCCTCGATCGGCGGGGGCGTCCTTGGCCTTTCGACGGCCGTGATCGGTCGTGCGGTCGGGGCGACCCTTGGGCGACTGATCGATCAGCGCCTGCTTGGCGCCGGATCGGAGCCCGTGGAGACCGGAAAGGTCGATCGTTTCCGGATCATGGGGGCCAGCGAAGGCACGGCGGTTGCCCGAGTCTACGGGCGCCTTCGGGTTCCGGCTCAGGTGATCTGGGCGTCCCGGTTCCGCGAACGCGTGACCACCTCGGGTGGCTCGGGCAAAGGAGGCGCGCCGAGTGCACCGCAGGTCCGGACATCGACCTATTCGGTCAGCCTTGCCTTGGCCCTGTGCGAGGGGAAGATCGCAGGTGTGGGGCGTGTTTGGGCCGATGGCATCGAGCTTGGCCACTCCGCGATCACGCTTAGGGTCTATCCGGGCGACGAGACCCAGCTTCCTGATCCGCTGATCGCGGCCATCGAGGGCATCGAGCGGGCTCCGTACTATCGCGGCACGGCCTATGCGGTGATCGAGGACCTCGAGTTGGGGCCGTTCGGCAACCGGGTTCCTCAGTTCAGTTTCGAGGTGTTCGGTACAGGCGCGGGGGATCTGGGCAGCGCCGAAGACGAACTTGCGCAGGGAACCCGCGCCGTCGCCCTGATCCCGGGAACCGGCGAATATGCGCTGGCGACCACGCCTGTCTATATGGCTGGACCGAACGGGCGGCAGCGCGCGGTGAACGTCAATTCGCTGATCGGACGGACCGACTTCACGGCATCCGTCAAGGTCATGCGGCGTGAGCTGCCGGCCTGCGACGCGGTTTCGCTCGTCGTCTCCTGGTTCGGAAACGATCTGCGCTGTGGCACCTGCACGATCCATCCCAAGGTGGAAACGGCGGGACCCGAAACAGCCTCCATGGCGTGGGAGGTTTCCGGCGTGACCCGCCCGACCGCCATGCAGGTCCCGCGGCTGGAGGACCGACCGGTCTATGGCGGCACGCCCACAGATGAATCGGTCATCCAGGCCATCCAGCATCTGAAGGCCGCCGGGAAGGCCGTGATGTTCTACCCGTTCCTGCTGTTGGATCAGCTTTCGGGAAACGGTCGCCCGGATCCGTGGTCCGATGCGCCCGAGCAGCCGCCCCTTCCCTGGCGCGGGCGGGTCACGACGTCCGTGGCACCCGGCCGGCCCGGAACCGTGGACCTTACGGCGGCCGCAACGGCTGAAGTGGCGCAGTTCTTTGGCGCAACGCGCGTGACCGATATCGTCTGGTCCGGCGGTCGGATCGCGGCTGACGCCGCGGCGGACTGGCGCTATCGCCGGTTTATCCTGCACTATGCCCGCCTGTGCGCGGCAGCGGGCGGCGTCGACGCGTTCTGCATCGGATCCGAGATGCGCGCCCTGACCCAGATCCGCGATGCCGACGGCGGCTACCCGGCCGTCTCGCAGATGCGCGTCCTGCTGAACGACGTGCGCCAGATCCTCGGGTCGTCCGTAAAGCTTTCCTATGCTGCGGACTGGTCAGAGTATTTTGGGCATCATCCGCAGGACGGGTCGGGCGACGTCGTGTTTCACCTCGATCCGCTCTGGTCGGACCCGGACACCGATTTCGTCGGGATCGACAACTACATGCCACTGTCGGATTGGCGCGATGGCGATGACCATGCCGACGCCGCAAGCCGGTCCATCTACGATCAGGCCTACCTTCGTGGGAACGTCGCGGGTGGCGAGGGTTTTGACTGGTATTACGCCTCAGCCGAAGCCACCGCGGTGCAGGACCGCACGCCCATCACCGATGGCGACCACGGCGAACCCTGGGTGTTCCGCTACAAGGACCTGCGCGCCTGGTGGCAGAATCCGCACCACAATCGGCGCGGCGGAACCCGGTCGTCCGTCCCTACGGCCTGGGTTCCCCAGTCGAAGCCGTTCTGGTTCACCGAGTACGGCTGCCCGGCTGTTGACAAGGGAACAAACGAACCCAACCGCTTCTATGATCCCAAATCCTCGGAATCGTTTCTGCCCCGATCTTCGAACGGGCGGCGGGATGACCTGATCCAGCGCAGCTATCTGGACGCGGTCCGGGGCTACTGGTCAGACGCAGCCAACAATCCCGTGTCCGCACAGTACGGCGGACCGATGGTAGAGCTCGACCGGGCCTTTGTCTGGGCCTATGACGCGCGGCCGTTTCCCACGTTCCCCGCGAGCGGTCGGATCTGGAGCGACGCCGAGAACTACCGCCGTGGCCACTGGCTGAATGGGCGGGCCAGTGCGCGGTCCCTGGCCGGGCTTGTGCGCGAAATCTGTGCGGCGTCGGGGGTCGATCGGGTCGACGTCTCGCAGCTTTATGGCGTCGTGCCAGGCTACACGGTGAACGAAACATCGACAGCCCGTGAAGCGCTGCAGCCGCTGATGCTTGCCTACGGCTTCGACGCGTTCGAGCGGAGTGGCACCATCGTGTTCCGGACGCGGACTGCCCGCCCCGATGGCGCGGTCGATCCAAGTCTTGTGATGGCGGCGGATCGCGTGTCATCGGATATCGTGCATCTCCGGGCCACGCAGTCCGAGGCACCCTCGCGTGTCAGGGCAACGTTCGTCGACGCCGAGGCTGACTATGCGGTACGATCGGTCGAGGCGGCGAATCCGGGCGAGGGATCCGTGGGCGTCGCCCAGACCCCGCTTTCCCTTGCGCTGACGTCCGAGGACGCGCAGTCCATCGTGGACCGCTGGCTCGCCGAAGCGCGCGTTTCCGCGGACAGCGTGAAGTTCGGATTGCCGCCGTCTGCGGCTCGCCTTGGACCCGGCGATGTGGTCAATCTGTCCGGGACGACCTTCCGGATCGATCGCGCCGAAATGGCCGACGCTCTGATGATCGAGGCCGTTCGGACGGACCCCTCGGTGTTTGTCCCGGTGGATCGCGCCGTGCCGACCACCGATGGCGCGTCCTTCGAGGCCCCGGTGCCGGTCGAGCCGATCTTCCTTGACCTTCCGCTCCTGACCGACGGCCAGGTCGAACATGCACCGGTCGTGGCGGTTGCAGCCGACCCCTGGCCGGGCACCGTAGCTGTTCACCGCTCGGCAAGTGGGGACAGCTACGAGTTGAATGCACTGGTCGAGGCTCCGGCTGTGGTCGGCGTGACGCTCGACGATCTGCCCTCCGCTCGGCGCGACCTCTGGGACGAAGGGGCGGCATTTCGTGTCCGGCTGCGCTCGGGCTACGGCGGCCTATCGAGCGTCTCGCGCCTCGACGTGTTGAACGGCGCCAACGTGGCCGCCATTGGGTCCGGCACACCCGGTGCCTGGGAGGTCATCCAGTTCGCACGCGTCGAACTCGTCGCTCCCGATACCTATGCGGTGGCCGGGCGGCTGCGAGGACTTGCCGGAAGTGACGCAGGACGACCCGCCGTTTGTCCGGCCGGAAGTACATTCGTCCTGCTGACCCCGGGCATGGTTCAATTGGATCATCCCCTCTCCCTGCGCGGGCTCTCGCGGTTCTATCGCATCGGTCCAAGCAATGTCGCGCTGTCCGATCCCCTTGTGATCGAACGTGAGGCGGCGTTCGACGGGATCGGCCTGCGTCCTCTGGCGCCCTGTCATCTGAAACTTCTGCGCACCCCAGACGGGGTTGCCGTCACGTGGATCCGCCGGACGCGGATCGGGGGCGATAGTTGGGCAGGATACGAGGTGCCGCTGGGCGAGGCTTACGAGCAGTACCAGGTGCAGGTCCTGCGCGGCGACGCGGTCGTCCGGCAGACAGTCGTCGGTGCCCCAGCCTGGCTCTACCCGACCGCACTGTGGGTCGCCGATAGCCTAGGGTCCCCCCTGACGCTTGAAGTCGCCCAGATTTCCGAGGTCTTCGGACCCGGCCCAGCCACAAGGATGCCCCTCAATGTCTGAAACCGCGAACCTTGGCCTGCCGCTGGTCCAGCCGGCACAGGCGCAAAAGCACATTACCGTCAACAGCGCGCTTGCGCGACTGGATGCCGTATCGATACTGCGACTGGCGTCCCTCGACGTGACCGAGCCTCCGGTGACGGCCGCCGAGGGCAGTGCCTGGGCGGTACCGGCGGGGGCGTCGGGCGACTGGTCCGGTCGCGGCGGCCAGATCGCATTGTTCCTCAATGGCGGATGGGAATACGTGACCCCCATGGTGGGCTGGCGCGGCTTCATCATCGATCGGACGGCCAGCGCGATCTGGGACGGCGCAGCGTGGAACGCGGATGTGGTGGCCCTGTCCGCCGGGCTCGCGCAGACTCAGGTGGCAATCCACGAAGCGGATGTGATCCTGGCCTCCGGTCCGGTCCAGACCGCGCCCCTGACCATCGCGCCGAACCAGGTCGTGATCGGGGTCACCGCCCGCGTCATCGCCCCTATCGAAGGGACACTCGTTTCCTGGCAACTGGGGGTGACGGGCGACCCCTCGCGGTTCGGCACCGGCCTCGGTCTCGGGCTCGGGTCTTTCGCTCTCGGGGTCAGTGGAACGCCCACGGCCTACTACGAGGCGACGCCGATCCTTCTGTCGGCGACGGGGGGGCTCTTTGCCTCCGGGACGGTCCGGCTGGCGGTGCACGCGATGACGGTCGTGCCCCCGGCAGCGGTCGGCTGATCGGGCGTTCAGGCAATCGTGTTTGCAATCGGTCGGCCGCAACGCTACCTCTCGACGGGAGCGTGACGGAG